GAGCTGTAGTCAGAATCCAAAGATCCAACCATTCCGTCGGTACCTTTAGCAAACTCAGAACCGTATACTAGTACGTTTGCTTTTGCGTAAGAAGCAGCACCTGTAACACCTGTCCAGTCAGCAGCTGTATAAGCAACAGCAGTAAAAGTTCCGGTATCACCAGCAGCAGCAGCTCCAGCAACAGTAACGACCCCTTTAACTACGGGTCCTGTAGCAGCACCTCCAGAAGTTAGTCCTTGTACCATAATGGTTTGTCCGGCTCTAACAACAGGAGCATCTCCTGCAGCATAAGCAGTGCCGTCAGGCTTAGTAGCAAAAGTAACTGTAAATACAGACTCACCAGTACCACTAGCAGTAGCAATAGCTACGTTATCATAACGAGTGTGTAGTCTTCCTTGCTCAATCCATCTGATTTCGTCAGAAGTAGATGGCATTTCAGCTGATACCATACGTAGGAAAGAAGAGATAGAACGATTTCCGTAAATCTCAGCTTCTTTTTCGTATACATCAGGTAAAAATTGTTTTGTAAAATCGAAATCGGTAATATAATTACCTTGAAATAATGACCCCTTGCTAGATGAAGGGGTTAAGTTTTCAATGCCAGTTGTAATAGCCATTGTAATAAATTTTTAAGTTATTGTCTTAGTTTCATTCTTAGTTTAGAACTAGAATCACCGGAAACAACCTTAAACTTTTGGCCTGAAGCTGTTTTAATAACACCTTCTTGCCTTGGGTCCATATTTATATTTTTAGCTTCCTTTGCGGATTGGCGCAGAGCATCGGCACGGCCTTGCTCATAAAAATGTTCAGCTAGCTTATCTGCATTTCTCGCAGTAAACAATGCTTTATGGTAACCTTTAGCATCATTAATTTGGCCATCGTCACCTAAAAATTGTTTTACAAAATTGTTTATATCAGATTGCTGTGTTTTTGTATCATTAACATTATTGACTTTATAACGGTATTTATTGTTTCCAACTTGGAAATCAAAACCTTTAAAATCTTGACTAAACACATTATCTGTTTTTTGTAAAAAACTTTCAGTAAGTTGTTTGCTTGATTCAGCGTTCTGTTGATATGTATTGTAATACTCTAAAGCTTCTTGGTACTCCTGAGGAATATCTGTTTGCTTCTTCAACTTGAGGTCAGCATAATATTTCTCTTTGTTTCCTTCCAAAAACTTTTTAGCATTAAATAGCTCTTCTTTAAATGCTCTTTTCTTAGAGCGTATTTCTCTTGGGTCATCATCTTCTTCATATGAAAAATTATCTTCCATATATTCAGATACTTCTTGTGAATCCCAAGGCTTAGATTGTTTATAATATTCTCGCAATAGATCGCCATCATTGTATTTTGATAGATCCCTATTTAATAAAACAAAGTCTTCAACACTGCCACCTGTTTCTTCCATAAACTTAACAAGCTTGTCTACATTTTCCGGAAGTACAACTTTGGGTTCTGCAGGTTTAGGTTGTTCGTTTACTTGAGCAGCTCTTTCGTCTACTTTAGGCTGGTTGGTTTTTACCGCTTCTTCTTCGTCTTTAACGAGCTCGAGCGGCGTGTCTTGCTCTTCTGTTTCTTTGGCTTCGGTTTGTTCTTGTACTTCTTGCTCCACTTCTTTGCTATCTCCGGGTGCATCTTCCACAGGAACCTCCTCTGCTTCTCGCTCTTGAACGGCATCTTTTTCTTTGTTTAATTCGTCTAAGTTAATTTTTGGTACTTCATTAACCTCTTTGCCTGCGGCTTCAGGTTCAATCTTACCTTCTTCAACTGCTTTATCTAAAACAGCTTGTTCTTGTTCTTGTGCTGACTTTTGTTCAACGTCTTCAGCAGCACCTTTAATTTTCCATTCTGCCATAATTTAATAATATATAATAGTTAATAATTTTTTATCTAGGTTCAAATCTACTAAGATCTATCCCACCTAAAACATCGTTACCGCTTGATTCAAATGACTTCTGTGGTTTTGAAGAAGACGGTGGGCCTGTTATATCGGCTAAAGATGCTTTACCGTTAGCTATTTCTTTTTTAGCGTCAAGTTCCATTTCTTTTAATTTCATATTTAGATCAAACTCAAATTGCATTAGCTCTTTCTTAGTTATAGCTTCACTTTCTAATTTTTTAACTTCAAAATTAGATTGAGCTTCTGCTAGTTTCATTTTTGCTTCAACTTTAATAGTTTCTGCTTGTGCTTTAGCAAGTTCAGCAGCTTGCGCCGCTTTAGCGTTTGCTTCTGATTGAGCCGCAATATTTCTTTCCGCTTTTACTTGATCTATTTGTTGTTTTTTAGTTCTTCTATATTTTAATAATTGATTAGCTAACTTAATATTTTTTATTTGTCTAATATCAATAGCGTCTTCTAAATTTATTTGGTCTCTAGAAAGTGCCATCTGTATATTTTGCTCAACAAGCTGTTTGTCGTCCGCATCGGGATCTAATTCTAAAAAGATACCAAATTCATGTAAATGCAAATTTTGTAATTCTTTTAGAGCACCCACGCTAAACCTTCCGATGCTAGAAATCATAGTGTCTCTTTGAGGATGAAATTCTAAAATATCTTTTATTCTAATACATATTGCTTCAGCTAGCGTCGTGGTAATATATAAAGAGCTATGTAGAATATGTCTTGTTGCCGTATTAGAATTTGCCGCAGCAAGCTTTTGAACTCCGACTAAAGCATATTGATCTGGATCAGAACCATCTCTTGCTTCGTTTAAACCTGTTACGTCGCGTATCATATTTAAATAATAGTTATACGCTTGTATTAATAAAGTTGATTGTTGGCCACCACCCCCGGGCAACTCTTGAATTGGGACTTTACCCGGATTCATATCGCCATCAACCGTCATAGATCTACCTATAACAGAACCGGTTTGAAAATATAAATTTAAAGCTTCCTGTGGGTTATAGCTTGTTCCGTTGCCTAAATCTATTTCAGCTAAACCATCAGCATCTAAATAAACGCCGGATGGTGTCATTCTTTGTATTACCTGTTGCAGCTTTAAATGTGTAAGCTGTATTAAATCAGCATAAGTAACCATTCTGCTAACTAAGCTTTCAATTTTGCCTTTATACATTCTAGGCGCGCTAACTACGTAATTCATCATTACTTTGCTGGAGTTAGAATCAGGGCGAACCATATTAGAAGCTTTTTCCCATTTAAGAAGCTTATTCGCCCCAAGAACCATTACCCCCTCGTATATAGTTTCTCTTGCTTGCGCTACTTTTTCAAATCTAGTTCTTTGATCTTTTGGGGGGTTAAATTTATCATCTTTTTTTATTGCTTTTTTGGCCCCAGTAGATGTTTCTTTTATTTTATATACACTTTTTTCCCAAGTTTTCCAATTAAAATATAATACGGTAAGCGTGTTAGAATCGTAGTTATCATCTTTTTCTGCAGTCGCATAATCATAATTATTGTAATTACTTGATTTTTTTACTGCATCATTAAAATCTTCGTCTGATAAATTTGGGAATTGTTTTTTAAGCTCATTAGTTTTTATTTGCTTTATTTCACCAAAATAATATACATCTTGAAAATTAGGATCTTCTGTATACGAATATACTAAATTTGAAGGATCAACATATTCTAGTTTAATACCGTCAGTATTATTAAAAGTATGTTTTGCCGCAGAAATACCCAATACTGCTTGATCATAATCTATTCTCTTTTTTAGCTCTGGGTAATCATTATTTTTAAATACATTATTTATTGCTTGCTCCTCGGCTATTTCAATACTTTGCTTATACCCAATTTGCATATTTAATTCTAGCTCTTCTTTACTGGAGGGTAGCTTATCTTTAGAGATATTTCTAACATCAACGTCAAGTTTTTCAGCTATATCAGAAAGCATTTCATCAGCGAGCATATCCCTTTGAATGCCTTCTACATAATCTGTTCTTTCTTTAACAGACGTTGGGTCTTGAGCAAAAGCTTTAACTGTAAACAATCTATCTTGCATACCGTTAACAACTATATCTACAAACTTAGGTATAATTGGCACTGGTTTCCAATCTAAATTAAGATAAGATAAATCTCCATTTACAGAAAATTCATCTTTATATTTCTGAACAGATTGCTCACCTCTAGCATATAATCTTAACTTGTGAAAGTCCCGCTGATTTTGTACGAACCTTCCTGTGCCAGATGATTTTCTAAACCATTCGTTTTGTATACCACGTGCCACTTCCATTCCGTAGTCTTTGCTATTTTTCGTAGCATCGTCAACCGATTGGCTGGGAAATTGGGTAACTTGTCCTGTAGCTTCTGCCATTTTCTATTGTATTATTTTACTTTTTGAACCTTGGTTATTATATTTTGAAAATCCAAAGTCTATTTTCTTAACTTCTCTAGTTGTTTTAGACGCATACAAGTGTCTTTGGCATGCCATTATAGCAAGGCCTGAACTTATAGATGCATCAAACTTTGTTCTTTTATTAATATCAAATTTAGCCCAGTCTTCTAATGTTCTTTGAAAGTACATTTTGCCATAATCGCCATTTTCCGCTAACCCAACATGGGTTTCAATATAGCTTTCGATTGCGGCTGCATGAGCTTGTCTTATATCTTCTGAAGTATTAGGTATACCACCTAATTCTTTTTCTGTTATAGATAGTTTTCTGCGGGATCTATCTGGTCTATTCATAGAAAAACCTCTATAGCCCCTTCTTTTAATATGATATAATAATCTAGGTTTATTATTTTCAGCAAGTATTGGCATACCGTAAAATATCATTGCCATAAGTACATCTTCAAAAAATATTTCAGCTGTTTGTGGTCTAGCAACATATTCTAAAAAGAATTGACTAGACGGTACATCTGAAAGCATACTAAATGTAGTAAGCCCGTGAAGTGCACCATTAGATCCGCTACCATCAGTTGTTCCGCTAATATCATAGCTGTCACAACCAAAGGCACCTAAATCTTTATTGCCTGGGTATTTAATACCGCTTTTTACTATTATATTGTTTTGCATTTCAACAGGCGGAATCCAGGATAATTTAAATCTACCTGTTTTGTTTGGGTAAAATTCTACTGTAGAATCTTTAACACCATTTTTCCAGCTAAATGAACCGCGGGTTACATAACCCTTCATTGTCATTTCTTCGTTGAAATCTATTTGTTCGTATATTTTATTTAGATTGAATAAAGACTTTTCTATTTCATCTCTAAACGCATGCTTTTCACTTCTTGGAAATTGCCTA